ATGACGATGATCTCCTAGAGCGAGAACTGTCATATGGCAGATCGGGCTTTGCTCTCCAGTTTATGCTGGATACCAGCCTCTCAGACACTGATCGTTACCCTCTGAAGCTTTCAGATTTAATGATAATGTCTGTAGACGGTGACAAAGCCCCTGAAAAGCTCGTGTATGGCGTTATGAAGGAAGTTAAGGATATACCCAATGTAGGTTTAGCGGGTGATAAGTATTACGCCCCAGAAGCGATTGTAGGCGACTACGTGGACTACACAGGATCAGTCTTGGTCATTGACCCTGCTGGTCGTGGTAAGGATGAGACTGCTTATGCGGTTGTTAAGATGCTTAATGGTTTCTTATACGTCCCTGAGTGTAGTGGTCTTGAAGGCGGCTACAATGATGCTACGCTAACCAAACTAGCTACGATAGCGAAAGAACATAAAGTTAACATGGTACTCATTGAGAGTAACTTTGGTGACGGTATGTTTAATGAACTGATTAAACCTTACCTGAGAAAAATATACCCAGTAACGATGGAGGAAGTAAGACACAACATCCAAAAGGAAAAGCGAATCATTGATACACTTGAGCCAGTTATGAACCAGCACAGGTTAATCATTGATCCAAAGGTCATACAAAAAGACTTTGATAGTGTTCAACACAGACCTCCAGAGCAAGCCTCCCGATATATGCTGACATATCAGATGTCTCGCATTACTCGGTACAAAGGCTCTCTATCTCACGATGATAGGCTGGATGCTCTAGCAATGGGTGTAGCCTATTGGGTAGAACAGATGGCTGCTGACGTTGATAGAGAAATATTAGATAGAAAAGAGCAGCTATTACTGGACGAGCTAGATAAGTTCGTAAATGGCTATAATATTAACTCAAAACCAAGGCAAGCATCATGGATTTAACAGACATACCAATGGTAAGGCTAACATGGCAGGATGCTCAAGATTCTGACGGAGCTTGGACACCTATAGAGGATATAGTTAGTCACGAGTGTGCAGTAGCACAAGAAGTAGGATGGTTAGTCCATAATGATCAAGAAAAAGTCATTGTCATGCGTTCCCGACTTGTAGCAGAAGAACTACAAGAGGGTGGTGCATTTATTGCTATCCCACACTCATGGGTTCTTAAAATAGAAGAGTTAAAAGTACATGAAGATAAAACTAATGTGCTGCTTAATACTTATCAGTCCGTACACGCTAGCTAGTGGAAGTGAAGCGACTGTAGGAGACTTTGGTACTAACCAGCAAGCTGAGACTATTACTACTACAACCGAAACTACCGTTAACCAAGAGGGTATGCCAGTAACTACTGCTGTAGCTCCTTCCACCCCCACATATCAAACAGATACTTGTATTGTTACTTCAGGATCAGGCGTTCAGACCCTACAGATAGGGATCAGTACATCTAAGATGAAGGTAGATGAGAACTGTGAGCGCCTAAAGCTCTCACGACAGCTCTCTAGTTTGGGATTAAAGGTGGCAGCTACCAGTATTATGTGTCAAGACCCTAGGGTTTGGTGGGCTATGCGTAATGCACAGACACCTTGCCCCATAAAAGGACTCATTGGAGATGAAGCACTTGAATATTATACGCAACACCCTGAGTTTGTCCCTATTGCTCCTGTTATTGTTACCAAGGACAGCGAGTGCGGGGGAAAACGACTTCGATATGACGCACTTAAGCGAAAGCACATCTATGATAACGACTGTGATAAACAATAATATGCAGGAGTACATTCAGTGGACTACTCAGTCTATGCAAGATGGTAACACAATCATCTATAACAACGATGATGGTACTCAGTACGAATTAACACCAGAACAGATGGACGTGTTTAACCAAGCTTATGCTGATGGATTAGTGAACAGCACACCAGAGGCTCTCACAGCCGTTCTGCTGAACGATATGATTGACGTAGAGCAGGGTACTTATGAAGACGAGAAAGAGAACCTGATCGAAGCAGCGAGCGAGATAGCGGCTGTTACAAGCATAGCTGAGATGATTGTCGAAGGAGACCAGCAGACTAAGATCAATGCAGAAGCGTATGCAACTGAGAATGATTTACGTGCTATTAAAGAGTCTAGTCGTCAGCAGTTCAATACCAGCATTACAGGAATGTTAGAAGCTAGTTTGACCAAGAACATGATCGAAAGCTACGCTCAGGACAGCTACGTCATAGACACTATAGCTACCTCATTCATGGCTACGAATACAGTTATGGATTTCTTTATGAATACTGCTGTGTCTATTGATCAATTAGTACCCACACAGCTTAACTTAGATTGGAATCAACACAACGTAGGCGTGGAGAGTGCCATGTACTTAATATACGCTAATGACCCTGAACAAGGATTGGAGACAATACTACAATGAAACCACAAGACGTTGCTTTATGGATTGGCATCGCCTCCTCTATTGGGGGTGCTGCTGTAGGTTACGGAACTTTAACAGAGAAGGTAGCCACACTAGAGGCTTCTACAGATTCAACTTTGCTAGAAGCTAGATTAACTAAACTTGAAACTAGGATAGAGGATAATGACATTGGACACATTGGTACAGAAATGCAAGAGCTTCGTGGACACATTGAAAGCAATACCGAAAAAGTTAACGGAATTGTTATCCCAAGCACAAGCCAAATTGAAACAGATATTAAAGTCCTTGAAACAGAAGTTAAAGGCTTGGGTAAAAGACTTGAGAAAATAACGAACAAACCCTCTAATCCGCTACTATAGGGAGACAATATGTTTGGATTAATAACGATGTTGCTATCGACTTTAGGTGCTACTGGCATGGGGTCGATGCTTAAGATTATAGGTGGAGCTGTACAGAGCCGTAATGAGGCTAAGGAAGCAGAAGCTAAACGAGAACTAATACGTGATCTACAGATGAAACAGGCAGATGTAGAGTTTCAAAAGGCTATATTTGGAGATGCAAGTGATGACCCAGAAGCTACCATATTTACTCGGACTACTCGTAGGATTATTGCTCTTATCGGGATGCTCAACTTTGCTACTATCTCAATCCTCTGTACTATCTACCCCACAGTCGAACTCGTTACCTTCATCCCCCCAGAACAAACCCAAGAGATCAGCATCTTGTGGGGACTCTATAAGATGCCAGTCGATCAGGGACTTACAACATCAATCACAACAGGACATATCTCCCTCGTCTCGATTACCACTCTGGGAGCTATAATAGGGTTCTACTTCACACCTGCTGGTAAGAGGTAGATCAAGGGTTTACAAAAGGTTACCCCTATAGAAGCCCCCCCTGTGTACTATAGTATATAGGTATCCTATGAGCCTGTTAGGTATCCTAAGGTGTCTTATGAGCCTGTAAAGGATCTTATGAGCCTGTTAGGGATCACACCCAGCAGCACACCTCTTCACCAC